CCTTGAGCTTGTCAGTCGTAAGGGTTAAAAGGATCATGTCATGTCCTCATGCCGGGCTTGGGAAACGCCCGAAAATCTGGATTCTTAACCATTGGACCGTAGGTTGGACCCGCGGCGCCAGGCTTAATCGAACACGCAACGATCGCCACTTGCGATCCATACACGGCCATCGTGGTGGTGCCGGCCACGCCCGCTTTCTCGCCCAGCGCTGCGTACGAGAAGTTGAACTGACCGCTATCGGCGATCTCGGTCTGCCCGGCGCCCGCGGCTGCATCGACCGGCCCGCCGCCGTAGCCGATGCAGAGCACCGTATCATCGACGCTCGTTGCAAACGCATCGGTGGTTATTGTGTCATCCCAACCGACGCCCGCCTGCACATCAAACCCACGGATTGGCGCGCTGGTATCGGCGTCTTTATAGAAGACGACGAAGATGTTGGCTCCCAGCGACGGAGCGTTTGACCAGGCCCAGTCGAGGGACTGGACACCGGTAGCCGGATTGGCGAGCACCCACATATTGGCATAGCCAACCTCGGTGGTGTTATTCTGCGCACCGACGCTAGTAAAGGCCACCCCGTTGAGCGTCAACGTGGTGAAATCCATGCCGGTGGTCGAGTTGAAATAGCCCGCCGCCACGAGGCACAGCGTCGCGTCCGCCGGCACGGTGATGTTTTGCGCGGCCGGATTTTGATCGCTGCTCTGAATGAGCGTTATCGATCCGGTACGGACAGGAGCCATCGCGTGGGCTTACGCTTCGTCCAGGCGCAGTTCGCAATTCTGCAATGTCAGCGATTGACCATCACTGACCACGCGATCGCTCACCAGGTCCCAATAGGCCAGCACATCGCGGCTGCCTGGCGTGGCGTTGTCGTCAGTGAGCACCGCGTAGCGCGCCCCGCTGCCGCTGGCCGGCAGGTTGCCGCCGGTCGCTGTCCACACCAAGTCCTTCAACTGCGCCAGCGCCCGATCGTTTGCATCGTCTTCCGTGGTCACGTCAAAATCCGTCGTGTTCCGGCTGATCAATAGGCCGTTGGTTGTGTAACCGTTGCCGTTGGCGATCTGCGTCAACTCGCTCAAGGTGTTGGTATCCGCCGTGGGTGCCACGGCCGACGTGCAGAGCGCAACGTAGAAGTTGGTGGGGATGCTCTGTCCCGCCAACCACCCGCGCAGCATTCGGTATTTGCCTCGATTTGTCCAGCCTGCCATCATTGCCTCCTGTGCAATAAATACCGGTGTATGTTACGTAATCACTCAAGCGGTCTACGCCGCCAGATTCGCCATCGCCTTCCATGTTCCCGGCGTGCCGCCAGTCACGCACACCCAGCCCGGCGGATACCCCGCCGTTGGTACGTAACTCCACACCCGCGATCCAAGTAGCCATGCGCCAGTCGTTGGCGCGGCTAATCCATAAGCCTCTTGGATCAGCGTGTTTGCGGACACACAAATGTACTTCATCTTTCGGCTTTGATCGATCCATTCCGATCCAGGCAAAATGCCATAAGTCGGTGCGGCATAACCATCCGTCAACCGTCCACGACCAAACACGCCCGCTAAAGCAGCGATGGCGTAATCGTACTGATAGGCTGTCTTCGTCGCGCCAACGATGTTGATCGAATTGTCAAGCACTTGGAATCCGCTGGCGGTTCCGCTGACCGGGGCGTTAATGTAAAAGGCGTAGGGTATTCGCGTCGTAGAGAAATCGTCGATAATCGTGTTGTTCGAGATGACTAAATCCTGCAACGTGTATGGCACGATGCAGAACGGCGTTCGATAGGCCGCCGTCTCCGCGTGCAGCGTGCTGCCGCAATTCCGAAACGTGTTATCGGCCACCCGCACATTCACAACCGCGCACGACAGCCTGATCGCCGCCATCGGCATATTCTCGACTACATTATCAACGATCTGGCAATTCTCCAGCGCCACATTCGTCGTCGAGTAAAAACCAATGCCAAACGAGGCGCTATTTGCATCCCGATCGGCCACTTCCTTTTCCCAGATCAGCGTATTGTTAGCGATCAGGATGTTGCGGACTGGCAAATCTGAATTAGGCTCAACGGCAATGCCATAGGACGCCGTACCCGCCGCCTCCGCTGTCTGTGAAATGTGAATGACATTATTATCAATCACCAGCCCATCGACGCCGTATCCGGTAGTGTGGGTCAAATACTGATAACTCCAAATCAACACCCCGCCCACCGACATTCGATCAAGAACATTGTGCGAGAAAATCGTACCCAGCGTGTCCCCAACCTGCGATACACCCGTTAAATTAGCCCCCACGCTATATTGACATATTCGATTGTTTGCGATGACGGAATGCGAACCGTGTATCTCGATCGGACTTGCAGATACCGTCGCAGGCAATGCGTCCCCCTCAAAGTAATTATCCGAGATGTGGTTATACGTGCTGATTAAGTAAATGGTACTATGATCGTGTGCCACCGCATTGGGGTCGGCCTTTTGGATGAACGTGCAGCCGCGCACCGTTACATCCGACAGAGCCGCCGTGGTTACGATTGTGTTGACACTGCTGTTGTTCTTGACCTCGACATTCTCGATCGTGATCTTGCTGCCCGTTGCGCCGCTCCCCAAATAGACCGCATATCGCGCATGGGTCATGATCTCAGTCAGATTGGCAATCGGGTTATTGTCCACGTTCATGTCGATCGTCAGGTCGGCAATGGTCAGACCTGACACATCATGGCTCGTATCGACAAACACATAGTCAAACGCGCCTACGCCATCCGCCACTTTAAGGATAGTCTTCCCCTTGCCATTACCAATAATTCGAACGCTGCCTGGTAAGGCAAAAATTGTGCCAGTGGTAGGTGAAATCTCGTAAATGCCGTCTGCTAGATATAGGGCTCCGCCATTTGCATCGTTTAGGGCCGCCTGAATCGCCGCTGTATTACTTACGGCGCTGGCCGACGGGCTTGCCCCATACTCACGCGCATCAACCATATGCAGGCGCTGTCGTCCGGCAATCGCATCTTCAAATGTCGGCAGCGTGATAACATTGCTTGGCGCTGATCTCGCGCCGAGACCCGCCCTCAATCGAGCAACATCGGCGTGCGCATTCACTCGTCCCAGATTATTTCTCATTGGATAACTACCATTAGCTATACTATTCCAGCGCTCGGTTAGTGCGCGCTCAACCGGCTCACATGGACCGCCAACGGGTACGGCGTCGTCAGCGGCGAAACGATCGCCGTCGGCGTTGGTATCGGACTGGTCTGTCCCTGAGCCGGTCTGCCTGGAAATAGGCCTATTATTAGCAGCCCGATCACGGCGAGAATGAACGCTTTTCGCATCGCTAGATTGCCTCACTACCTTCTTCAGAGTTAAAGTGCAACTCCGGCCAATCATTTGGATTGCCGGATGCTGCGGGTAGCATTTCGACTTGCTCGATATACAGTAAGCGCGGATTATCGAGTGTGTTGCCCGTCCAGCGCGTCGGACCGATCGGCATATCCTGCCACAGCGCCCAGCCTGGCTCCGCCAGCCAGGGCTCTACCTCGCTGCCGTCGATATTGAAGAGCCGCTGACCGCGGCGCAGATACTGCACCTCAGACGCGACTGGCGCATACCGTAACCGGCGTGCTTCGTGCACACCTAACGCGTACCGTTCGCCGCTCTCATCGCCCGTCCCAACAATGTCCTTTAGGATGTCGCCCACCCGTAGTGGATCGGTGCTGGTGACGCTGTAGGTGCGGGCATTGGCCGCAATCGAATCGATGCTAATCACCGGCTGCAAGGCCGCCAGATCATTCACCCACGTCGATCGCGCCCGTGTGCCGGTCTGAGTGGTGTACAGATATTTCAGCAGCGCAAAGTAACCTGCAAAGATCATGGTTAATTTATCGCCGTCACCCATTTGACGGTTACTGGCCGTCGAAGGTGGCAGCGTGCGTGGCCACGCCAGATCAGATAGCAGCGTGCGACATTCGTCGTTCGCCGCCGAGTCTGTCAATTCGCCCCGGAGTAAGATCTCCTCTTTGCGCCCATAGGCCTTGACAGCGTCCGCGTCAATATACCAACCCGTTTCTGCCGGCCGTGCGGCCGTTCTAAAAACAACGGCGTCGACGTAGATCTCGCCTGCCATTCTCTCACTCGTCACGCGCAAATCAACATTCCCGGTGTACGTCTGGGTGTCGGCAATCGACACATCCACGCGGTGATCGCCGGCGTCGCCGTGTGTGCTGTAAAAAGCGAGAGTCTGATCGTTGTCGGCGCGATTGCTTGAGAATCGCCACGAGCCGCTGACCACGCGCATCGCAGCGGCGATGACATAGCCAACGCCAGCCACAATCGGGATCGCGCTTTGAATCGTTGCACCTCTAACGACTGTGTCGGTCACGGTGATGTGCATCGAATAAACGCCATCCACGATCCAAGTAGTCGATTGTTCGATGGTGAGATGCGCATTGGCGCTCGGATAGGCGGACCATACGCCCGCTTCGCCCGAGCCATTGGTCAGCAGATTGTCGCCGATCACATTGTAGATCGAGCGGACCGCATTGGCGCAGACGGAGAGGTCGCGGACGAAAAGATCGTCACCGCGCTGATATTCCATCTTCATCACCAGCCCGCGCCACGTCTCTCGCCCGCCCCCGCGCTCGCGGAGTTCGCGCGCCAAGCCATACGTGAAGATCTCGTCCATCTCGGGCCGCGTTAACTGCTGGCTGCTCAGATCGACGCTGCCCAGCCGGTGCCCGCCGCGTCGTTGTTTAGTGCGCCGCCAGGACGGGCTAAACAGCGCCGTCATATCACCGATCGGCCCGTTTCCGCTCCAATACGGTTCAAACAGATTCAGTGTGGTGAACCCCATGCTCACGCTCCGCGCCGCGTCAGATAGCGCGAATAATATTGAGCCTCAGCTGTCAGATAGTTCGCTGTGTCATTGGCCGTGGTATCGTGCGCCGCCACGATCAGTCGGCCCGTCTGGCCCTGCACCGATAGCCCCCAGTCCACTCCATCCGGGTGAAAAATATCCCGCAAAGCGTTGGTCACACCATCGCGCATCGTGCCAATCAACGTCCCGTCTGGTCGCGTGTAAACGACGATCCGATCGCGTGTCAGGTCGGCTAGCGCGCGGGCCGTCACGTTGGTCTTAAAGTGCAGCGCCCCCTCCAGTGACGGAATCAGGACCAGCCGATCCATAATCAATGTGCCGCTGCCGCTTAAGGCCTCTGCGGAAATCCGAAAGGCGAATTGGCTCGGTGTCAGATCTCCGATGTACGTCGGCGGAATCCAGCACTGTGCGGCCAGGCTGTGGAAATTTTGATAGGCGTTCTCAACCTGCTCATGACCGAAACTCCGCCATTGACCGGTGCCGTATACCCCGCTCGCTAATTGCACATTTGCCTTCAACGTGCCGGTAACCCGGCAGCGTAACAGCACCAGGTATTGACCGCGCTGATCGTCTGGGTCGCTGGTGCCGATCGCATCTGCCAGGGTGATGTATACGCGCGGCGCCATGGCGCGCATCCCGGAAAATGTGCAGGTCACCACGCCGCCGCCGATCGTGGTGTCGTCGCCCAGCAGGGTGGCATCGGTCAAATCCCAGACCGGCTGAAATCCAGCCGGATCGCCTAGGCGCTCGGTTTTCGCCCCCAACCAGACCTCGTCAATCGCCAGATTGAGCGCGGGCTGAACCTGTGGCCGCAACTCCAGGCTGTACAGTCGCGCCGCCAGATCACCCGGTATCGTATAACTCATTCCTCCCCCAAGCGTGCTGACAGCCACTCCGGTCAATGTGTCAAGCGTGGTGGCCTCCCACGCCCCCATGCGCTGGATGCCATAGGTCAGATCGGGCAGTTTCCCGATCGAATCATCACGCGCAATCAGACCATAGGTCGGCATTTTTGTTGGCCGCGCGATGCGCTTTAGAAAGGCCTGCCGCGCAGCCGGCTCACGTGGCGTTTGAATTCGCAGCCAAACGCCCGGCACGTCCAGCGCCGATTGCCCCTGCGCGGCCTCGCGGATTTTGAGATCCATCTCCGGAATCAGCGCCTCGTCCAAATGCACGGTGATCGTCTCTTCAACTGTCGTTTCCCCTTCGTCGCAGGCGTCTGGCTGATAACCGTCGCGGGCCAGGTGCGCAAATAGATCGATCGCGCTCAAATCCGACGCGTTTCCATCCAGCCGCTTAATCAGCGCCATCTTGGTAGTGCCCAGCGTGCGCGCACTGGCAATGGTCGAATAGTCGCTGTCGCCGTTATCGCTGTGGACTCGCATCCGGTAAAAATAGAGTGTGCTGTTGGACAGCCCGTCATCCGTGTACGTAAAAATCCCAGCCGTCAGTGTGTCAAGCAGACCGAACGTCACCCCATCCGGACTGCGCTCGATGGTGAGTGTGTCGTACGTTCCGCCGCCCTGCCAGTTCAGCACGATCGTATCGGTGTCAATCGGCGATGCGCTGAGATTGATCGGAGCCGATCCAAGGTCACCACCGCCGGGCGCGGTGATCGTTGGGGTATCACCACCCAATTCGCCTTCACCCATGACGACAAAATATCCGGCTACATACAGCCGGTTATCTATTGCGTTGATGACCGCGCTCCAGCTTCCACCACTGGGCTTGTGGTAAACGGTAATCTGATTGCCAATAGCCTGTATGCCAATACTGTCACCTGAGGCTATCACATGCGACCAGGAGGCTATCAATGATCCTACGGCATTTTCAAATCCGTAGAGATACAATCCGATCTGGGTGGCCTGCAATTCATAACACGTAATCCGGCCTGTCGTACTGGACGCCCGCACGTCAAGGCTAAGGACCGGATTGGCCGGTTCATAGAACAAGTCTATCGTCACATAGAACTCGACATCCGGGCCAAAGATTTGGGTTGCCCAACCGCTGCCAACAAATAAGGCGGTCTCTGGAAAAGCCATTACAGCAACTCCTCAACGCTCGCGAGTAATTGTCGGCGCTGCTGCTCTCTCAGCACTTTCGCCGCCATGGCGTCGTACACGTTGTTCGTCACTTGCTGGATCACCGTTGGTCCCGGCTGGCGCTGTGCATTCACGGCTTCAATCAACGCCGCCTGTGCGTCTTGCCGCGTGAGCACGTAGCCTGCCATGCTGGGCACAATGACCTCGGGCCGCGTCAACGCACTCTCGTTGATCACAATCCGCTGCCCGGCCGCAAACGGCCCACCTGCCCCCATCTTGATATTGTGCACAATGCACCCATGGGCCAGATAGGTGTGCCACGGTTCGACGTTGAAGTTGTAGACACACGCTTCTGTGTCCCTAATCTCTATTAGCTCAACTATCTTCTCTCCTCTCCCATTGGGAGAGGAGTTGGAGGTGAGGGTGTCTCCCACCCGCAAATCCTTCACCCTAACAAAATCCCCGTGCACCGTCGGCACGTCAGCCCGTCGCTGCGGCATGAAAAACGGATGCTCCCCCGTTACCTCAATCGTCATTCCGCTCTCAAACACGATGCGGTAATGCTCAGTTGCGATCCGCCGAATGAGTTTCGTCACCGTGCCAGTCACAAACTCGCCGCGCTCTGAATCAAAGGACTGGAGGCAATCGCCGACCTTAATCAACTCGATCGGCTTAGTTGACCAATCGGTCAGCGTGATCGGCGTGCCCGCGATGAAACATGAGCCTGATCCACCTCCGCCGCCCGATGACCCACCGCCCCCACCGGACGAGCCGCCACTGCCACCGCTTCCACCGGTCGAACCTCCACCAGCCGAGCCACTGTCCCCACCGCCTGGAATCTGCACCTTTGGCACATGCAGCCCCGTCAGCGAAGAAATGACATCGGCCACTTTTCCAAGAATCTCATTCAGCGCATCGATCACGCCATTGCGTGTCGACTGGAAGCCGCTTAACAGTGGATTCCCGATCGCGGGTCCGTGCTGTTGAATCGCACTGGACATGCCCTGCACCGCCGTGGTAACGCCGTTCTGCATCGCCGTGGCCTGCGTCTGCACTGTGCCGCTGGTCGTCGTCATCCCCGTTGCCAACTGCCCAAATTTCTCTTTCGCCTGATCCACCGGGTTGCCGATCTGGTTCGCCATCGTCCACGTGGCTGTCACCACCTCGCCACCTCGTGTGCTAGCGTCTTTGGCCGCCTGAGCGTAGCCTTGCCCAATCGCCGCCAAATCGGCGGGGACATCGGCCGCGCGCTGCTTGGCCCGATCGAGATCGCCGACGATAGCATCGACGAAGGCCCCGACATTATTGTCCTTGGCCAATTGGTCAGTCGCTCGTAACACGTCCGCCGTCATCGCCGCCGTATCTTGATCGATCAGTCCAAACTTCACGGCCAATTGGTTCAGCGCGCTCATTTCGGCGCTGGTTAATCCGTTGGCGGCCAGTTGCTCCGTGGCCATGTCAAAGAGGATGCGCTTCAGGCGGTCGTCGTAGGCCTGTGCATTCTCGTCCAGCGCCTGATTAAGGTCGCCCAACTCGGCCTTGATCTCGCCGATGCGCTTGGAGTTATCCACCCACGTCGTCGTGGCCGAATCCGCGCCCTGAATTTTGCCGGTCAAATCCTCGATCTTGACCGCGAGTTGCGCCTGCTTGATCGGATTCGTCTCGCTGGCTAGTTTGGCTTGCGCATCTGCCAATTGCAGCTGAGCAAGTTCCAACTCGGCGGCACTCAGCGCCGCCTTCTTATGCACGGTGATCGCTTTGCCCTGCGATGCTTCGAGTTTCGCCAGTTCGTCGCGCAGATCTTTTTGCTTGGCGATCAGGTCGTCATTCTTGTTGATGTATTCCTCGTACGCCGGTCCAACCTGCCCATCGATCAACGCCTTCAACTGATCGAGTTGCGCCGTGGCCGCCTCGTTTTCGGCGTTCGCTTTCTGCTGTGCAGTAGCCGCCGCGTTCGCCGCGTCGATCTGCTCCTGCATCGCGTCCGTCAGTCCAGCCGTTGCACTGGTGCTTTCCGCCACCCGCTTCGCGCGCAAGTCTTCGACGCTGGCATAGTCATGCGTGATGGTCAACAGTCGCACTTGATCGGCCGTGAGTATTTTGACCGATCCGTCGATCTTAGTGATGGACGCGCCCATGCCGCCGTTAACCGTAGTCCACACCCCAGCCGCTTTCGCGCTGCGCTCGATCTCGGCGTTGTAGTCTTCCAGCGTGATCTCGCCGGCTGCCAGTTTCTTTTGCATCTCATCTTGATGCGCTAGAAAGACATCGCGCAAAGGCGTGCTGCCATTGACGATCAGTTCAAACGCCGCGCCGGCGCGCGTGAAGAAATTTTCAAAGCTATCCAACTTCACCTGCGACATCGCAATCAGTTCTTCATTGGTTGAACGTGCCGCTCGGCTTGCCGCATCGAAGAACTTGATCAACACAACGACTGCCGCGGCCAAGGCCGCAAACGCACCCACCACGGCCAGGCCCGAAGCGCCGGCTTCAACCAAATATTGCACCACTTCGAACCCCGTCTTCACGAATTGCCCGGCGAAGGTCGCCGCCTTGACAAACGCCGTGCCCAGCGTCGTAATGAGTCCTACCACGGTGCCGATCGTGCTGATGATCCGCCCGCCGATGGCCAGCACCGGACCTACCGCCGCGGCAATCAGCGCAATCTGCACAATGGTTTGCTTCGTGCCGGCGTCCAGGTTTGAAAACCACGTGGTGACCGTCTTCAGCGTGTTCGCCAGGTCTTTCAACATCGGAATGACTACGGGTAACACGACGTCGCCGATCTTGATCAGGCCGGTTTGAACTTCGGCTAGCGCCGCATTGAATTTGAACTTCGCGGTCTGTGAGGCCGATTCAAAGGCTTTGTTTAAGTCCTCTTCTGTCGCATTCGCCAGCGACGCAAAGATTTGACGCGTGGATTCAGCGTTCTCGCCGACCAGCGACAGCAAACCTCTGAACCCGCGGATGTTGGGGAAGATCTTCGCCAGGGCTTCATCGTCCTGACCAATCGTGTCCTTCAACAGCGAGAGGACTCCCAGCAGCCCCTTCTCTTTCAGCGTCTGGCGCAGACCCTCGCCGGATAGTCCAAATTCCAACAGGATGTCAGAGGCCTGTTTGCTCGGCTTCAGCAACGCGCTCATGATGCCGCTCAGGTTCGTGGCGCTTTCAGCCGCATCGAAACCGACGCGCGTCATGGCCGCCATAGCCGCGCCCACTTGATCGAAAGAGATACCCAGCTGCGAGGCGATGGGGATCACGCGACCCAGCGCCGGCGCAATCTGATTGGCTTCGGCTTTACCTTCGCGCACCGTCGCCACCAGTACGCCGATCGCTTTGCCCGCGGTGATATTCGAGGCGCCATATGCATTGATCGCCGACGAAGCCGCATCGGCGATCACTTGTGTTTCGCCTAGTCCGGCCGCGGCGGCCCGCCCCGACTGTTCGACGATGTCCAACGCCGCCGCGCCCTTGATACCTGCGCTCGTGACGAAGTACAACGCATCCGCTAACTCTTTCGGCCCCCGTGAAATCTCAGGACCCATTTGTTGCAGGTCCTGCTTCCACGCATTGACCTGCTGCTGGCTCTCACCCACCAGCCCCACGATCTGTTGCATGGACGCTTCAAAGTCCATGCTCATCTTCGCGCTGGCCGTGCCCACGGCCACCAGCGGCAGCGTCACGTTGCGCGTTAGATCATCACCAACCCGCTGTAGCGACTGCCCGATCTGTTTCGCCTGCGTCTCAAACGCGCGCAGTTGGCCCACCGCCGCCTGCACGCCGCGCTGAATGGCCGCGAAATCAAGGACGATCTGTCCGTACGCGCTGCCAAGTTGTATCGGCATCTCTGTTTACCTAAACCTCATTAGCTGCGCTGAAGGCGTAAGGTGCTACGCACCGACTACCACACACCGCTATCAGGGATCTTCATGCGCCGCACATTACCCAGCTGCGCAAAACTTGCATAGCCGCCCGCCGCTTGCGGCCCCGCGTTATGCGACTCATCGGCCTCATGCAAGATGGCCGTCAAACTGCGTTTCTTGCTCAATTGCTCTTCGACATACTGTGCCAAGCGGAGTACGGCCATGTCAAACTGGTAGGCCGCCCACTCGTCGTCGATGCCGGAAATCGCACTAGGCCGTTGGTGATACGTCGTCGCCAGACAATGGAGATTCCAGATCTCGGCCCGGTTGTTCACGAAAGGGGCGCAGCTGCTGGGCCTCGCTGTTGGTCCACGCGAATATCGCCAGCCGGTCCTCAACCGGAATCTCCTGCAAAGTCAGATGATCGTCGTCAGGCTCGTCGCCGATCGGTGGCGCCACCACGCACGCTCGCACTACCGCGTCCACCAGCGGCAAAAACTCCAGCGTATCGCTGACGCCGAAGCCCGCGCTGGTGGCTTTGCGGACCAGCGCGTCAAGCGTCACCGGCACGTGACCCTCGCCGATGAGATCCATCATCTTCACTTTGCGCAGCGTCACCTGCAAGCCGCTGGGCAGCACGCCTTCGACAATCTTCTGCTTGCGCCAGGCCGCCAATCCCAGGCCGTGTCCGTTGGGTTCATGGCCGATCGCGGCTGGCGCTTCAGCTAATCGAGTGGATCGCTTCGTCATCGTTCCCCTTAGCTCGCCGGCAGCGCGGTCGCTGTCTCGTTCAGCACGATATCGCACAGGCCCTTGACGGAATCTTCCACCGCGATCCCCTGCATCTTCGTGACCTTGAATTCACCATACGCAAAGGTCCCTTCAATGTTCCCGGTGATCTTGGCGCGCCAGATCTTCACGTGCACATCGTCGCCGCTGTCGCCCAGGCTCTTGCCGTAGATCACGAAATACGGCATCGCCGCGCCGGCGTGCATCGTCATCGTGTTGATCTGGTTCGGCGTGCTGCCGCTGGTGCTCGCCGTAAAGCCCGTCATCACCGCCAGCGCATCCAGCGAAAGGCCGCCTTCGCTCAGCGACCATTCCAGCGCTTCCACACTCGACGCCACCGACACGATCGAGTCGTTACCCTTCAACTCACCGCCCATCAGCCGCGGCGTGAAGTTCATCTCCTGCGCGGCGCGCAGGCTCACCAGCACCGAATTGCGTACAACTTTGATTTCTTTCAAGCCAAATGGCTTACTGGCATCCCATGCCATCGTCTCATCTCCTGTGTGTTGTAGGGGCAGATCCGTGTGTCTGCCCGACCCGTTTCGCTCCGATTCGGCTGCGTCATCCCGTCACGCCCACCTCCTCGATAAAGACTTTCTTTCCAGGCGGCGCGCCGTACTTGTGCTGATAGGCCTCTAGCGTCGTAATGTCTTCCAACACGGCTAACTCCGCCGCGCGCGGTGCGCCCAGTGCCTGCGCCAGGGGATCATTCGCGTCGACCACAAAATCAACGCCCGGCTGCGTTAGCATCTCCTGCACAATCCACGTCTCGCTCACCGCCTGCACCAGCGTCGCCGGCATAAACCGATCGAACGTGTAGTGTTCAAACTGCCGCGTGGTCGACGTACCCACGTATCGAATAATCATGCGGCCTCCCGTACGGAATTAAGAACACCTTGCGCCGTTCGCTGCCACGTGCCGTTGGTGCGCAGCCACTCTGCGGACCGGCGCCCAAACGCCATGGCCTCGCTCGGATGCTCGGCACACCATCGCATCGCCTCAACCAAATCGTCGATGCTCGGCTCCACCCACTCGCCGATCTCTTCCGTGCCCCACCAGCCGTATTCCGCTGGCGAAAAGCCCGTAAACCCGATCGGCATGGCCCACTCTGGCAAATCCTCGTGCAGACCGCCGAAGTTTGTCACGAGTGTCGGCAGGCCTGTCGCGGCCGCCTCACGCGGTGGACTACCCCAGCCCTCGCCGCGCGACGGAAACACAAAGCAGTCCGCGTCATGCAGCATCAAGCGCAATTCAGGCCGATCGAAGCGTCCGATCGTCACGCGCACATTCTTATCGGCAAACCGTGGATTCGCCGGTAGCGGATCGCGGAAGTGTAGATGCAACTGTACCCGTGGATCTTGCCCAAAGGCTTGCATGAACGCGATATACGCCACGTCCCAGCCCTTGCGCTGATCGGCTGTGCCGCTCCATAGAAAGGTGTAGGGGCGGACCTGCGTGTCCGCCCGATTGTTTCTCTCCACCGGCCAATAGTCCTCCGGATTGATACCCCACTTCACCACCTCGATCGGCACACTAACTCCATTGACACGAAACATTTCCGCACACCACGCGCTGGGCACCAGGCAGGCCTGAGCGTGCTGATTGATCAAATTAGCCCAGTTCTTCGGCAGTTTTGAAGCCTCGAACATCGTGTACGCCACCAATCGGTCGGCGTGGATAAATGGCAGCCAGTCCGGCGTGCACAGCGCCACCGCCTGGCCTTCGATGTGCCACTCGCGATCGCCGGCCATTCCAAACCCATCGGCCGTCTGCATATCGAGGACGCTGACAGTGGGATCGATCCGCTTCAACTCCCGCGCGATCTGAAGGGTCCCGTACCCGTATCCGTCGAGCGGCATGTGAAAGCCCATGAACGTCAGCATGTTTTCCTCATCATCTAATAGCGTTTAGATGTCCAGCCACTCGCGACCAATTGGTCACCGCATTCGCGTCACGGCATACCGGCTCACCGCCAGCCGCGCATTCAGGGCCTGATCCTCTTGGTCGTTCACGTCGTCCGTCCACAACACCTGCCACGTCTGCGCCCCGATCCGCTGCCCGTGCCACAGCGCGTACACGCGCGCCTGAGCAGACTCGATCACGTCGACACCAACGCGCTGATAGAACATCACCGTCACGTAAGTGCGCGCCCCCTTGGCGTAGGGTCGCACGTTGGTGTCGGTCTCGACGACCAGCAGCGCGCACGGCTTCAACTCCAGATTGGCGTCAAATGCGCTGGGCGTATTCTGCCGGCTGATCTCCGTGCCGCTGTACACCCCGCCGGTCAGAATCGCCATCAGCGTGGTGTCGCTCGTCAGCGAGGTCAGCAAGTCCGATCGAATCATCACGCCACCACCGCCTGCATCTTTTCGTAGGCCCCCACCGCCCACAACATGAACGAGGTAAACTCAGCCGCCTTGGACAGACTAATCGACACATCCCCGCCGATCAGCGCCGCATACTCGTCCATCGCCGGCCAGGTCTGCGTGTTATTCATCCAGCCCTGCAATTGATCGGTGAACTGGCTGGGCTGCATCAACACAGCCGTCTTAAAGCACAGGCAATGCACGTGCAGCGGCAGTTCGACCGTGCCCTTCGGATAGATGCCTTTACTTTCCTGTCCACCTCTGACCACCTGGTCGCACTCGTCGTCGACCGGATGCGACGGGGATAGGTTGATTTGCTCTTGCTCCACGAACGGCAGCGCCGCCATAATCTGATCGGTCGCCAGGCCGTGAATGATCTGCAACTCATTGCGCGCCAACCGCAGCGCGTTGTACGCCACGCCCTGCCCCTGACAGGCATCGCCGCTCTTTAAGCCGCGCACATCACCCGCGGCGATTTCTTTCTTGGTCAAGCGCAGCCGCGTACTGGTCCAACGCGGACAGTCCGCGCCGAAGCCTAAATACTGCTCCAGATCCTTGGCGATCTGATAGGCGCTCTTTTGGTTGGCCACGCCGTTGTAGATCACCTGCTCGATGCCCTGACGCGATTGATGATCGAGCCGCCACAATCGATCGGACAATTTCAATCCGTCGGTGTACACTCGCCGATTAGCTGCATCGACCACGGCTTTCAATTGCCGCTCAAAGACGAAGTTAACCGCGAAAGACTCATTCAATTGCTGAACGCTCGGCCGCACGTACGACTCATGCAGCGCCACCAATCCACCAAACGCGATCGCGGCTGCTTCAGTCTGCAATGCGGCAAATTGTTTTTTCCAGTCCTTGAAGGCCGCTTCCCACGCCGCGCCGATGCCCGTCACAGCGCGATGGGTGGCCAGGCCGTCCAGTGTTTCCTGCCCGTCGGCGACGTCGGCCAGAATGCGTTTCGCTTCGCGACTCAGCTCCGCCAACATCGCGTGCGTGTGTCCGGTTAAGAACAACAGCATCCGCACTAAGGCGCGATACTGCATCGGCCACACATCCGCCGGATCGATCTGAGCAGGTTTGACCGCCTCGTCGAATTCGATCACGCTGCACCTAGGGAAGCCGACAGTCGCGCGGCCTGCGTATCATCTACAGTGAGCGGCTGGTCTTGCTCCAGGATCGTCGTCAAATCCAGCCACGGCAAGTAACGCGCCACAATCGCCCAAATCAACTTATCAGGCACGCTCAACGCCTTCAGCCGCACGATCGCATCTGAGATGTTGCGCAGATCCGCCGGCGTCGTATTGGCCTTGGCCTTCCACTCGATTTCGTACGTCAATCCCTGCGGATAAATCCCGTGCAGCAGCCACTCGCGTTCCAAGAGCGGCTTAACGAATTCATCCTCAGTCCACTGGGTCAACGCTTCGAGTGAGCGGTTGTATTGATCAAGTTTTTGCTCCAGCACGTCGCGATTCAGGTCTTTGCCATAGCCCACCAGCACCATTGGCACCGGTGAGGCGGTCCACCACGTTTCGATGTGGTGCACCACATCTTCAATCTCCGCCAATCGCGCATCGCCCTGAATAACCTGCACACTTCCCGGCTTATTGGTGAAGAAGTCAGAGACCGCCTCAAAGGGATTATTGAGTACGGCTTGATTGCGTTTCTTATAGGCCTCTAAACCGGCTTCGTCGGCGCCTTCGACCACGTGCAGGAATTTCTGCCCGGCCCGCGTCTTGCGCCGGATCGCAATATCGATCTCGCCCTCGACGATGCGCTTCCACGGCCCGCTCGCCGATGCAAACAACGGCCGACCGTAGCGTCGCTTGCTGCGATGCGCCCAGCGCGCGTGGATGATTTGCCATTCCGCAAACCAGATCGCGTCACGCGGCGCTTCACTGCCAAAACTCGCGGCGTAATCGTCCGAGTACCAGAAGGCCCGCGTGGGATCGCTGAACTTATCCGCGGCATTGGTATTGCGCCGCATATCCAACGTCGGCTTGCGCGTCACCTCGACGATTTCCAGGTCCTCGCTCACGCCGACCTCCAGGAGCGAATCGCCGTCGATAAACGTTTCGCGCAGCCAATCGTCGAGCGTTGATTTCAGTTTCAAGCGCTTGTCGCCGATCAAGTTTTCGGCCACGGTCACGGCCTTGGCGTTTTTACTGGTGACCTGAAAACCGCCTTTGGCGATGTCACGCGCCAGGGTGTTGATCGCGCCTTCGCAGCGCGGATCTTCGTCAAACATGCGATTGCACGCCTCGACGAGTGTTCGACGATCGCGATCGGCGCGGAATTGCTTCGAAAGATCGACCGCATCGAGGGGTAACTGAAGCCGCGTCGTCGTGTCCGGTGTAACGGCCTGGCGTTTGAAGATCTGCGTAATGCGATCGATGAGGTTTGGCATGGCTGTTTGGATAAAGGTTATTAGCTAAGCAAGCGTTTGAGTTGATACTCGATCTCGGGCAGGTTCCGCTCGATCGTCGGCATGATGACGGCATACTTCGCGCCGTGTGAAAGTTCCAGGAACTTCCCGTAATACACGCTGTGTCCGTGCGAGAGATAGATCGTCACCAGGTCATTGGCGGCTTGCTCGGCTATGGCAAACAAACCCGATCGCGCATTGCCCGTGCGGTCCTGCCACGGCGCATCCCGCCGCGCCTCGTCCTGCATCTTCTGTGCGAAGAAATCGGCCAGCGCCTTAACGGCTGTCACCATCTTGCGCTGATAGGCTTCCAGCGCTGGAATCAACGATTGAGACGGTGCTCGCACCCACACAATACCCGTGCTTACCATGTCACTCCACCGCCGTGGCTTCGGCCTGCGTGCCGGCGCGCCGATTCGGATTGATGAACGTCACTTCGTAGACCACGCCGCTCAGCGTAAATCGATCATTGACCTGGATATCCAGCGTGGTCGCGCCGAGAATGACCACGGGCGTGCTCGCTTGCTGTCCGCCGGCGCTGTCTGCGATCTGCGCCCGGAATCCCACGCGCTCGATCCGCACGGTCTGAGCCGCCAACGTCGTCGCGCCGCGCCGCAGCACGATCGATGTCGCGTTCATATCGCGCACCGTGGTGAAAGCCGCTTGGATTTCCAGCCAGTCTTCAGGCGTCATGCTTACAATCCCAGATCGCGCCGGGCGTAGGGCGGTTGCCGATCGTACGCGCGTCGCGTGATCGTGCTCACGTATTTATCCACTTCGGTTTCATACTGCGTTTGCCAGGCCTCGGCCTGCGCTTGCAGGTCCTGCGTCACGCGGGACTTGTCCACGCGCACATCGCCGATCTGCACCGACGTAATCCCGCTGTTCGCCGCCACATCGACCTTATAGCCGCCCGCGATCGCCTTGGCCAAGAGCAGGATGATGCGCGCCTCGCGCTCGCTCATCTCCGCATACACCACCGGCGATCCACTTTCGACGTAACCCGCGCCATACCACAGATCGCGCGTCATCGTGTACGACGGCGTCGGCGTGATGCGCAGATTGGCGCCCTCGATCGTGACCTGTTCGTCGAACGTCGCGGGCAGCGGAACCAGGCCCTGACCCGTCACGATCGTGTTGCCCACGGCCATCGTCAACGGCGATTGCAGTTCGACGAACTTCACGAAATCGCTCGGCAGCGCATAGAGGGCCGTGTTGGTCACCACATTGATCGTCGTGACCTTCAATCGGGATGCGCGCTCGTTGAAGTCCGAGACCGCCTCGCGCAGTGCTTGATCGTATTGATCGCTGCTAGGCACGCCGCTTCGCGCGGCCACCGCGTTTTGGAGTCGTGTCTTCAGCGTCGAGAACGCGATGCTCATCGGCTGCTTCCTCGCTGACCAATTGGTCGCTCGTGCCCCCCTCGTCTGTCATCTGTTCGACGACGGGGAAAATTGGGCCGGATGTACCAGATGCTTCGGCCGGCATGAGGGTCTCTCCGATCACCTCAAACTGCTTCGCGGTATAGTGCTTCCTCACCTCAGTCAATTGCTGGTCGGTCACCTCACGCGTCTCGTGCTCATACAGGAACTTGTCGCCGACGATGATCGGACCGACGAGGCATCGTATTGTTGGCATGTCTGCCTCCATCGAAAGCAGCCCGATCGAATCGGGTGCATTCACCCGCCCGATCGGGCGCTGAGCTAGTTGTTCTTGTAGACCAGCTTGATCGTGGGCGTGACGGAATTATTCGCCGTGGCCGCCGGAACGTCGATCTTGAATCGCAGGTATCTCCCGGCGAGTGGCAGCCGCACGTAATCGGTTCCATCGGCAGACAACGAGAGGGCATAGGTAGAACTATTCAATGTCGCCGTGCCGGTTTGGTTGAACGTCACGTAACTGTAATCGGAATTGGTCCAGTTCACCGCGTCGATCGACAGCTGCGGGGTAATGTAGATCGTCGCCGTGCCGCTGATGTCCGCACTGACAAATACATCCGCACTATTGTAGGCTCCGCCGCTCTGCAGGAAATTGCTGGCATCGATGCCGCTGATCGTCTTCGGGCTGGACGAATAGCGCGTGGTTGTGGTCGTGATGTTATTCTCGGTGTAGATCGTGTACACCTGCGACCAACTGGACACGCGCGCTGCCTGCGGATCTCCCGGATTCGGACCGCTGGCCAACACCAATGAAGCGCTGAGCATCAGGAGCGCCAGCGTAACGATGAGTGTGACAAGCGTAACTCGCGTTTTCATTTCAAATCTCCTTGAATCAGGTAGGGGCGGACCGGTTGATCCGCCCTTCAAAGTTTCATCACCTAATGACGATTAGCCACTCAGCCTCAGCTCACGACGACGTACGCGCCCTTATTCGGCACGGGCGCATCGGTCGCGTTGAACTCTTCGGCGTAATATTCGTCGGCTGCAATCAGTTTGCCCGTTGACGCGTCGCGGCTCTTGTATGGCCCCTCGATGTGCAGCGGCAGATACACCCGATGCGCCACCAGTTCGCGATGCGCGCTCAGTACATGGCTGTCCGGGAATTCCGTGCTCTCGAACACCGGTTGCCCCTTGAGCCGCCCGACAAACCCGGTGGCTTTCAGATCGCTATCGGGGCGCTGGCCTGCGGCCGTGAAGCCCTCCCAGTTGCCCGCCGTGTCCGACATGCTCGTCGACATCACGATCCGCATCTGATTCGGGTCGTAGTAGCGATTGACCACCTTGACCTTGGCGATGCCGATCTTGCGGACCAGGTCGTCATAGTCGGCCGGGTTGCCCTGACTGTTCCACGTGCCGCCGCTGTTATTGGCGACGCTCAACGCCGCTGACAGCGCCAGATAGAAGATGCCCTGATCGATCTTGCGGCGGATCTCGTTGATGAGCATGTTCATCGTGCGACCGACAGCGTCCCAGCCGATTTGGCTGCGACCGAACACGATCGCCTCCTGCGAGACCTGGTCTGCCAGGCGATCGGCCTTGGCTTCCAAGCTCTTATAGGACAGCGTGCCTTTGCCGCGCTCGATCGTCGCCATCTCGCCCTTGCGGATCGCGGTGTAGCCGTAATCGACGAGCAGCGCTTGGCCGTCGGTGATCGTTGCCAAGGCCATGAGGCGACCGTTGGCGTAATCGATCACATAGTCGGTGTTCTCATCGTACGTGGTGCCCGCCGGTGACGAGGTCACCACCACCGTGCCGGGCGTCAGGCGTTGATTCGCCAGCGACACCCACACATTCAGATCGGCTGTTACTGCCTCATCAGTGACGGTTGCGGTCGATCCAGTCTCGCCCGAATACGACTCATAGAAGACGTAGAACGGCGATTGATCGATCGTGCCCACGTCGAACACGCTTACCGCCACCAGTTGCGGCACCACTTGCGCCACGATAGCGCGCGACACCGAATATGGCAGGCTCAAATCCGTCGTCTGTTCGGCCTCTTCCAGCAACTTCGCCTCGGCCCTCAGCTTGCGACCATACACCGCGTCGAAGCGTTCCAGCATCTGGACGGCGAATTCTTCATTGCGCGTGACCGGCTTATTCCAGTCATAGCGCTTGGCGAACCCGCTGCGCACCATGCGCTCGGTGATCTCGTGCATCCCGCGTGCATATTCCGGAATGCCCAACTCGCTCTCCAGCACGGGCGCCGTCGACTGCACGCCACCACGGAAGCCCATGCCAAACAACTTGTTTTGCGACGCGATCGTGTCATACTCCCGGCGCTTGCTTTCCACCAGGCTCTTGACCGCCGCCGCGTCTTGCGGATTCGCGCTACGGATCGACTCGACAAACAGCGCATTCAGGTCCTTGCCGTACGGCAGGTCCTTGGTCGCTTCGTCGATCGCGGTATTGATCGCGGCCCGGCGTTTACTCTCCGCCAGTTCCTTGCGCGCCGCAGCCGCTTCGGTGAGTGCGGCGCCGATGTCGTCGGTCGCGCTCAAGCCTAGCGCCTTGCGGATCGATTCGTCGAGCGCTTTGATCTGCTCGGCCTGCATCTTGTTCAACGCTTCCAACCGCTCGTCCAGCGTCTTACCGCTGACCAAGCCTTCGAACAACTCGGGATGCTCTCGCAGCATCGCCTTCAACTTTTCGAGGTCCATTTCCTCATTCTCCTGTGCAGGTTGATTGTCTTGACGCGACTCAACGAAGGTCACGCCGCTGTCGGTGTCCGACTGTTCACCCGGTAGCGTCAGATCGAATCCCGTGATCGTCAGTTCGGTGACTTCTTCGAACGTCTGATCTTTTTCGGTCCGCGTGATGGAGTCGCCATATCCTCGCTCGCTCAGCCCGAAGCGCAACCCGCCGAGCCATTGAGCACGGATGTCCTTGCCTTGCGCAGTTCCCAATAGGTTGCCCTCGACGGAGATATGCTCGCCGTCGAAAGAAACCCGATCCCAATTGATCACGGTCTCGCTCAGCAATGGCAGCCGCGTCCCTTTGGTAGAAGGATGATCGGACTCGCCAGTCGGTTGTTTGCCGCGCAGGTAACCCTGCCCGGCGCTTTCATTCAAGTGAGTTTGTAGATCCGCTACTGCTTGGCGCAAAATCTTCGCCGGGTAGCGCCGATTATTTCCATTGATGACATCGGCCGTGTTGCCAATGGCCTTAATCCGCCATGGCCCGTCAGGCTTGTCGCCTTCAACGCTTTCGACCAGCTCAACTTGACCCTGTACAACTTCGTCGAAGCGTTTTCGCCCATTTTTCTTGGGTATATTGCCCTCCGCCATTGCTTGGGGAGAGGGTTGTGTCTGTGGCTGATAAGTCAGTTCCACCACCTGCCATTGCTCGTAGGGATCAAACGTATAGCCGCTCGCTTCGTCGCCGGTGTATCCCACCTTAAAGAACTCGTCCGGCTCAAGCCCATCCTCTTCGCTCTGCTTGCCCCATGCTTTCACGATCACGGCATCGACAAACGTGTCGTAAATCATATAGGGGCAATATTGATTGTCGCCATAGGGCGATTGAATCTTGAAGGTCGCGTTAAATGCGTCGCGAATTCGATCGAGCCGGTACTCTGCCGATCCTTTTGTGGCCTCATCCAATGGCTTCCCGCGATCGAGCGTCTCGATTGATTCCTTCAGCGCATCCGGCGCCATCTCTTTCAGTTTGCGATACAACCCGCGCAGTCGGCGCTTGGCAACCGTCATCGCTGCGCTGGGCAAGTCCGCGCCCTGCACACCATGCGCGCCGGCCGCCGCGTGCACGCCGCTGCGATTGATGACGATCTCATTACCGGTCACTTCGGCGATCGGCACCTTGGCCTTGGTGTACGCAAATGTCGGCTTGCCGTCGGCGTCGGTGCCAAATGCATCATCCGGCACATAGAGATACACGGTCCGGATCTGCGCTTTCGTCACATCGCCTGCCGCGTACGCCGCAGCCAGTTTGTTGCCCAGCGCCGTTTTGTCGATGTCACCCCATGCCGTATCGCTGATTCGCTTGCTCAATTTGAGCGCCATGTTGGCCTCCCGCTTGCTTCACTAACGACTATTAGCTAAACAGACTCGTGGCCTTCACCACGTTCGCTTCCACCGTCACCGTTTCTTGTTCTTCACGCTTGGGCGCGTGTGTGGCCACTTCACAATAGTTTTCGGCGTGTGCGTAGTGGTCTGGATTGGTGCCCTCGACGTACAGCGCCACTTTCTCGCCATGCGGCCCGTCCTCGACGACGCGCACAGGTGCTTTTAAGTGCTCGTAATAATCACGAATGTCTTTGGCGTGACCGGGGAACGTGCTGGTCTTTCCCACGATGCCCGCGTACATCTCGTCCAGCGTGCGCGTCCGATCGAGATGCACCACGCCTTTATTCCAATCCCAATCGCGCGGATCTTCATTCTTCGATCCCGTCTTCTGCGTCACGTAATACGCCAGCCACACGGTCCCGCTCGGATACATCGCCTGAAACTCGCGCGCCTTGGTTGTTTCGGGCAATGCGTCAATGACGGTCGATTTCACGTTGTACAGTTTCATCAGCGCCGGCAACCGATCCCAACTTTCCACTTCACCCGCCCAACGTTGCGGACGCTCGCCCGTTTCAGGCTGGATCGCGCCACGGATCACGGTGTGCAAAACTCGCCCCACGTCGACGCCCATCACACAGGCTTCCTTGAACTTCGGCCCATGCGCATAGTCTCTACGGCAAGCGTCCAATTGGTCATCGGTCAGTTTCCCGCCGCGCGGTGTGTACGGCTCGCCAAGATCCTGGTTAAAGGCTTCTTTGCGTTCAGTCTCGTCGACGGTGTCCAGTGCTTTAACCAGGCCAATCAACTGTGTCGCTGGACTGAACAACTTCGTCACATGAAAGCCAGCTACCTCAACACCTGGTCGCGTGGCCACCCATTCGCCCTGTCCCAGTCGATCGATCGGCTTCCCGCACTTCTGGCACGCCGCCCACGCCGTGTTATCGTCGCCATGCCAGCGGCGTGGCCGCTCCAATTCATCCCACTCAGTCACCACATTCTTAATGGTGATCGGCTGCCACTCGCCGCAGTGCTCGCATCGGACAAACCACTCGCGCTGATCGCTCTTCAGCCACTCCGCATGGATGCCGAAACCGCCATACGTCGGTGTGCTCACCTTCCGCCATTCCGCGATCAAGCTGTGGCCCAGCCGTTTCTCGGCGATCGGGATTGCGCGCGGATCCATCTCGTCCTGTTCGTCGATGATGAGCACATCCGCGTCGATCGACTTCAGCTGATTCGCGTTGCCCTTCGGATCGACCTGCGCGCCTCGCAAATAGAGAAACCGGTTGCGCACCCGCTTCAGCGTGACCCGATCGGCCCCGCGTTTCCCGCCGGTGGCTGAACCTTCTACCACGATCGACGACAGATAATCGCTCGCCTCGATCGCCGGGCCGATCCGCGCCGACGAAAAGTCGCTCACGTGCACATCGGTGGGCATCACGTACAGCACCGTCGCTCGCCGTTCGTCTGCGGCGTGCAGCGCGTAACTGACCAGGTACTCGCTCACGCCCAATTGGCCGGCTTTGTACACAATCATTTTCTGCGCAGTGCAGTTGTAAAGGTCCGTTAAATAGCCGTGACGCCGCAGGTCAAACGGTCGATCCGGAATTAGCATCTTCCGCCGGAACGTCGTCCACAGCGGGAGCGGCAGACCCATCTGCTTCGTCTTCCGGCGTTGCGTCTTCTCCATCAGCGCCACGGCTAATTGCTCCCGCGATCGCCTGGAGGTTGTCGATGAAGAGATCGAGTTCGTCATCCGTCATCTTGGCGACGTCGCCGACGTTCAACGTCTGCACCGGTCCGCCATTCTTTCCAGTAAGCGACATCTCGCTGCGCGGTCGATAGTCGCCAATCATCTCAAAGAACAATTTGCGATCACTATGCGCAGCCGTATCAGTTGAACTCGCCACCGTCACGAGCGCGTCAATCACGTCTCGCCGATGCTTCAGCAGTGGCTCAATCTGTGCCTCCGCTACGCGCTCGTCGATGTGCTTATCGTTCTCACGCCACTTCTGAATCGTCCGCGCGCTTTTCAGCCCAAGCACTTGGGTCGCAAGTTCGGCCTGTGTCGGCGGCCAGCGATCGTATGCCGGCGAAGATGACCACGCGATGTACGCCGCTTTTCGCCAGTCCCAACCCTCCGACCTCAGCTGCAGGTAGTCATCACGCCACGCGCACTTCGTGCCCTGCGCGGAGAGTTCAGCCGCAAATGATTCGTAAGCGCTACGGCTCTCCGCCTGCCCCGGAGTGTTTTCGCTGGCTGGAAACGCGGTTGCTGGGTCATCGGCCTTCGTCGTCTCGTCCACAAATCCACTTGCCCTGTAACAAAAATGCGAAAAAAGCGATCTTCATTTTCAAAGCGATGCTGTTGTTTGAGAGCGATATCTCTCTGCCTACGCGCAGTGCCTAGTTAATCGCGTTCAGAATTGCCCGCGCGTCGCCTGCTTTTAACTTCGCATCGTTCTGGAACATCTCCAATTGCTGACCATCCCGCAATTCACCCGGACCAATTACCACATAGTTCTCAGGATGTTCGGTCGCATCCTCCATCCGCGCCACAAACAGATACAGCGCTTCCGTGATGATTTTTAGGTCGTGCGGCTCAAGTTGAAGTGTGATCTTGGTCTGGACCATCGTTTTCTCCAGCGCACCTAACCTCTATTAGCTGCGCTACCCCATCGCCTCAATCTGTGCCGAGATCTGGTGAATCGCCGCCAGCGCGTCGACTGGACCGTCTGCCTGTCGCCACTCATGCAGCACGTCTCCGCTAAACACCAGTGCTTGATCCTCGGTCAGGGCTTGTCCCACCTCAATATGAACCAACTCGCCGAGCACCTCAATGTCACATGGCACAGCGGCGATTAACTTGCCGCCATTCGCATATCGACGTCGCACCACGCCCGGCCAGATATCAGTCATATAATCAGTCATAGCGCCCGCGCCTCGTCAAACTTCAAGTCCAACCACTTCAGGCCGCAGATCGCGATCGGATCGGTCTTCCCGTAGGGTCGCAATGTCTGCATCTGCCCATTCCATGGATTCGCGATCGTGATGTCGCCGCCTTCCAACGTGCCTATGGCCAGCACAAAATGTTGTTGCAAGCCGCGTTCGTATTGAGACGCATCCACG